CCTACTGAAGAATTATATCCAAATTTTTGAATACCACTAAAATTATCTACTAAACCCATTTGAACAGGTACGCCAAAAGGCAGGTCTATATTTTGATCGTCAAACTTAGGCAATTTGTTCGCCTTCTATTGCAGGTGTACTAAATTGTCCAATAGCACTTGGTTGGCTATCTATTTCGTTATCAATAACTCTTATTTGTTCATCATCATCAATCACTGCTCTTGCAATTTGTTTATCCACTTCTTTAATGAATGTTGATGATTGAACACCACTTGCTTTTGCTTTTTGTAAATATTCAAGATCACTAGCATAATCTCTTAAATCAAAACTTTCAGGATAAATTATTTCACCATCAAATGTTTTATTTTGCCATTTTGCAAATAAAGACCAAATTTGTTCTTCTGTATTTTGTAAATAATCTGCCTTTTCGGCAAGTCTTGCATTTAATAATTGAAACTCAGTTTGTAAGGCAATCCCTGATTGTACCCTATCTTGTGTGGCACGAACTGCTCCCATGTGTGTAATTCTATTAATAGCCTCTACCTTCATGTTTATATTATCCATAATAGCATCTAATGATTGTGATGAAGGTTGAATAATATAAGGTTTTAAATCTGCTGATAAATCTTCAGGCATTTCAATAATAGAACCTGCACCTGCTGATGCTTCAACATTTGGTGTTTTAACTAAACTAGGGTGATTAGATAATCTAATTAATTGTTCAATTTCAGAATAATCGTTGTAAATAGCTCTTTGTAATTCTGCTACATCATTTAAATCTGATATGCCAATTCCTCGTCTTTGTGATTTTTGGTTATATAAAACAATCGCAGGTATTTCACCTAACATATTTGGCACTTCATCAATTAATCTAACCTTACCTTCTGCATAAGGTTTATTGAAATCTTCAACAATGTAAGTGCAAATATCTTCCATTGACCAAACTTTGATTGTTGCCATATCATCAACAATATCTTCTACTAATGTTAATGAAGTTAAATAAAATTTACCATTTGCCAATCTTTCATAATTCCAATTAGTGACATTCTCAGGAGTATATAATGAAATATATGGTCTAATATCCTGTTGTAATTCTTCTGCTCTTGTTTTTGTTATTAATCTAGGTTTATCAAGTATAGCCCAACAAGTACCATAAATTGATGCGTTGATTTGCATTTCTTTAATGATGTTATTAAATGATCTTCCATCTAAATCGGCATCTTTAATAAAACTATCTATTGCAGGATCACCGTCTAAACTTCCATAATTTCTTGTAGGGGGAACTCTAAATAAAAATGATGAATAAATCTGTACCACATTCTTACAATGATTGTCTATGGGTGTGTTATTTGCTCTTTTTAAATATTCTTCATCAGTTTCTAATACATAACGATTTAATAAAAAGCCATTTTGATAATCTTGTCCACCTGTATATGATCTATAATGGAAAGACCAATCACTTATTTTTTCTTCATAATGTTTATGCCTTGATGTTAAAAATTCTCTTGAATAATTTGCCATTATGACCACCTCTTAGGTTTGCTAGGTGTAAAATCTCTTTTAAGTGGAAAAACAAACTCAACTAAATATCCTAATGCGTCATTCATGTGGTCGTAATTGTTATCCTTATCAGGTATCACTGTGTTTTCCTTGTAAATTTGTCTTTCAATGCTTTTTAGCATATTTTTTAGGTTCTTAGCAATAAATAATGTTCGTTTCCCATTTGTGTTTTTTAATTTGGTATTTACTGCATTAATCCTATCCCTAATTAAAGGGTGGTTATTTCTAACTCTTACATTAAAACCAACATTTTTTAAAATACTTAAATCAGTAAATCCACCTGCGCTTGTTTTCCTTTGTTTTGAAGCAGGGTCAGGATATATAAAAATATTTTTATTAGGATATCTTGCTTTTATTTCTTGTGCCATTTCATCTGTATTTGATGAATAAATAATTATTTCGTCAAAGCAATATATTTTATCATCAATAATTTCAGTAATAATGGCACTCATTGGGTCAATGTTGAAATCCATGCCTATATGTATTGTGTTTGTTTTTAGCTCATATTCATCAATAACATTTTCCACCCTATCAAAATTATAATAAATTTGACCTGCATAATTAACAAATGATGCTTCATATTCCTGTCTAAATGTTCGTTCATCTAAATCTTGTTTTGCCTGTTCAATTTCATTTGATGATACTTGACCACCTTCTAATGTTGTATATTTAAAACTAGCCCATTCATTATTGGTTTCTTGATTTAAAAAAAGATTGTAACTTCAATTTCCATAGCCCCTTGGTGTGCCTGTAAATAAAGCATGACCATTTCGGTCAGATAAGGTAGGTCGCAATACTTCATACCAAGCATGTTCCTTTATATCTGCAAATTCGTCCATACATAAAAAATCTAATCCTACACCTCGTAAACTGTTTTCATTGTCAGCGCCTCGTAATGATATTACAGAGCCATTTCTTAAGTTTGCTGTTAAATCAGAATTATTGGTTTTTCTCAACCATTTATGTTGAGTTAATCTATCAACAAGATCATTCCAAATAATATCCCTACACATACGATAGGTTGGTGCCACATACCAAATTTTTCTTTTTGGGTATCTAGCAAATTTTGCTAATTCATTAACTGCAAGGAATGTTTTACCAAATCTACGACCACTAATTAATACTCTAAATCGTTTTTGACATTCAATAACTTCTTTTTGTGGTTTAGTTAATGGCACTATTCAACTGACCATGCAAGAGGTTCATCATTTTCAGAAACAACACCACTTTCGTTTTGACCTAGTAATTGTTTTCCTAACCATATTTGCATAGTTATATTACCATTCTCGGCAGATTTCCATTGTAATTGTCTTAATCGTAATTTTTGTTGTGATCTTCCTTTTGTCAGAAATTCGGCATAAGTCTTTCTAATAACATGTTCACCACAACCAAAAAAGTCAGCGATCTCTGTATTCGTACAACCAAATCTTGCTAATTTTAGAACTTCCTCGCTGTCAATATTATATTCTTTTGGTCTAGCCATAATTACCTCTTTTCCCTTGAGTCTAGGTAATTCAATACCTATTGAGGTAAAATACTTTTGTCAATTATAATTTTGACCAATAACTTTTATTTTTATTGAATGATTGTTCCCAACCAAGCTCTTGAAGAATTAAATTAAATTTAAATAGTGGTAATGATTGTGGACCTAAATTCATATCCACAGCCATTTTACGCAAATCTTCTACATACAATTCTTTTTTACCATCTAATTTTTTTAATAATTTTTCTTTGTTATGGTCTTTAAATGATAAATAAACATCTTTCTTAATTAAATTTTTAAATACAGATTCCAATTCATCTACATAATCATTCATATTAAATTTATTTGCCTGTATAATATTTTGTTTAGCTATTTCTTCGTTTTTGTCTTTATTTTTGATTAAATAAATTAATTTTTCTTTTTGTTCATTAGTGTCTTTAAATATTTGCCAATTATCTTTTCCTAATAATTCAGGCATGGTTGTTGCATTAGGAACAATAGTACTTAATCCATAATACATACTTTCCAATATTGAAATGCAGAATGTTTCATGTTGCGAATTGAATGTATTACAATGGCATTTTTGTAATTCCTCGTGATATTGTTTAGTGGTCGGTAAATCCTTAATAATAACATAAGGTTTTTCATTGATTTTGTTAATACGATCACCACCTGCTTTTGTCACTAATACTTGAAATTCATAACCTTCATCAAATAATTGGTCAAAAATGGCAAATGTATCTCGCCAATTCTTATAATCTTGGAATCTATGATTGTAAACAAATGTAAATTTATCGTATTTATTGTTTTTATATTCATGAGGTTGGTCAAAAAATCCAAACTTTAATATTTGTTTTTTATCATCAATAGTCTTTTCAAAATTAGGCATATATTCTCTTATGTTGTCTAAAGTCATATTCCAACAATGATCGGAATTAAATAAATTAACATCAGCTAATTGGTCACCAATTAATTGCATATATACAAAATGCAGGTTTTGTTCTAATGGATAAGGTAATGATTTATGGATAATGTAATGATGTTGATTAATAACACATGGCACAAAATGGTAATTACTTGTAAAAAATTTTAATTGTGGAGCCACTTCCGGTATTTGATTCCAAATAAGGTAAGGACCAAATTCTTCATAAACTTTTTTAATAAAGAAAGTATCAAAATGAATATTATTTTGTTTTTTACCTTGTGGAATATTTTGTGGTATTCGCAAAATGTTAGGTAATTTAAAAAATCCGTCATCATAATACTTAAATCCTGTTGAAACAGGAAAAGGCATCAAAAATTTATATTTAGGATATTTCTCTGCAAATTTACGAATTACACTAGACAAATAAACATAATTACTATCCGAATTTATGGTTTGGACTGACCACATTGGATTTACGAAAATAATCATTTCAATAAATCTATTAGCGCTTCCTCATTAGTGTCTAAATTGTATGTTTGTTTGTATTTATGCAATTTATTGGTTAAGTCTTGAAACAATTCCAAATCGTCAAAATTAAATACAATGCTTTTTTGATATTTCTTTTGATCTGCGTCAAGGTCTTTAAATTGGCTATCATCAAAATCCTTATCATAGGTAATTATTTTTTCTAGTTCCTTTTCATCAAATCCACTTAAACTAATATCGTAATTTTCATCTAATAAATCGCCAAATTCTTGATTTAATAAAACATAATCCCAAGAGCTATCTTGATTTAATCTATTGTCGGCAATCCTGTATGCCTTTGCTTTTTCAGGTGAAATATCTGTGACTAATACAGGCACTTCTTTTAAACCTAATTTTTTTGATGCTTCTAATCTTGTATGCCCAACAATAATTACCATTCCTGTATCAACCACTATTGGTTGTTGGAAACCAAATTCCTTAATGGATTTTGCAACCTTATCAACATTTAAATTTTTTCTTGGATTTTTGTTATAAGGTATTAATTGGTCTATTGGATAATATTCTATTTTCATTAATGAAATGTAACTTGTGGTTTTAATTCAAATCCCATCATTTGCATAATTAACTCAAGGCTTTTTTCAGCATCCTCTTTACTATCAAATATACCATAATTTACAAAAGCTGAGAATGTGCCGTCTTTGTTATCTAATAATATAGTTTTGTGGCATTTGCATATCTGATTTGGTCATTTAACAATTCAAATTTAAAATTTTAATTCTATTTTGCAACCATGAATGTATATGGCATTAGTAATAAATCTATTAAATTT